CAGTTCTACAGGAACAGGGACCAATGAGCTTACAGTAGCACTAACTTCTGGTTCATTTGGTAACCAAGCAACAGCTACAATTAACTTAGCGTCCAATACTCATGGATTTGTAGTAAATGAGGGTATTGATGAAGAAAACGCTATAAGCCTAACAATACAAAATACAAGTGGATCATTTTCTGTAGGAGATGTGGTTCAAGGTGACGAAAGTGGAGCTAATGGTATTGTGGTGTCAGTTAATGCTACAACTATGGTTCTAAATGGATCATTTGGTAAATGGTCATCTAACGATAATGTACAGGACGTTACTTCTGGATTAGCAAATACTGCTAACGTCACAAATATTGATATTACAACAGCCGGTGCAAATGGTATAGTGTCTCAATCTAACGTAACTCACGTGGTAATAAATGAAGTTATTGGACAATGGAATGATGATAAAAAGATAAAAGGTAGACGAACTAATGCTATAGCTATCACAAATACTGTATCAATAACTGGTGTATCTGATGTGATGTTTATGGCAAACGCAGATTCAAATGGAATAGCAGATGTGTTTTCTAACGTATCTGTGACAGCACAAGTAATTGGATCAAACAGTGAAAACGTAGGTTTTAAAACTACAAGATATTCAAATGGCAGTTTAGCTAGTTTTCACAACTCAGCTGCTGCATTTATAAAAGGAAGAGACTCAAACACTTACGCAAACATTGTAGCTGTAGGATCAGGTCAAGGTGCAAACTTTAATATAGGAACATTAGAGAATGAGGATCCAATAACAATCTATACAGATTTTATAGGTGAAAATAATGTAGCCAATTGTGCATATCTAGATTGTCTTATTGATGGAGGAAACAGCGGAATAGGATTCGTAGACAGCTGTAATGTTGTTTCTGGAGGTTTAGGATATCAACAAGGTGCTGAAATAATATTTAGCAATGGTGGCGAAGGTGGTGGACCGCCAACAGTGAATGCTGTAGCAACCATAAGTGTTGACTCCAATGGCACGATACTCAGCACAACTGTCACAAATCAAGGAGCAGGATTCTTTACTGAATCGACTGCAACATTGCCGGCAACATCAGGAGACGTAGCAACCGTGACTGGTAATTTTGATTTTGGTTATGGATTTCCAAAAGACCAGGACGGAGACTATACAACTATTTTAGACAAAGTGCTAACAAGAATCAGTGGAAACGTTGGTACCATATCATCATTTTCTCAAATCAACCCTGGAAACAATTATAACTTTGATCCATTTGTGTCAGTGTATACTCCAGGTATTGCAAAATATAATAGAAGAGACATTGTAGTAAACCTATCTGATATGAATACAACGGCTGCAGGTGAACTCAGAGATTTTGTTATTGGTGAAACAATCAATCAGACAGTCACATTCCAATCGCAAGTTCTAACTGTTAGTGGTGGATTTACTTTATCATTCAACAACAGTGCTGCAGATGCTACAGCAAACAATTCACAAATAGAGGATCTGATAGGGGGATCTGTAATACAATCTGTAAATGCCAGTACCGATATACTAGGTGAAATGGTATCAGGAAACTCTACATCATTGACAGTAACAAATTTAAGGAAAAGAATAGAGGACGGAAACAACAACTTTACGTTTGATGTTTCTAATCCAACTCCATTTACACAGAACTCAATTATCTTTGGAGATCCAAGTCAAGGAGATGCTAATATAGCATCGATAGCAGCGACTGTAGACGGTCTAGGAACTGTTTCCCAATCATCTGTAGCAAAAGGACAGGTTTACAAATTCAACACCAATATAGACGGCACAGGTGATGTAGGTATTAGAAGATTATCATTTAGCGTAGGTTTCAATGATAGTGGTACATTGCAAGGATTGTCATCAGGTGCAGGTGGTACAATAGACTCATTATACGAAGATGTTGCGACAAGACCTATCGGAGATAATGCAAATATAATCGCAGATGCAAGAGCAGCCAATGGTATTGTTACTGGTGTAGAGGTCATAGATAGTGGCTTTGGATATCAACACAATGCCAATTTAACATTACAATCTACCAATTCTCAGAATCAAATAGTCGTCAGTGGCGTAGCTAATGTTGCGACTACAGGTGTAGGACCTGGATATTGGTCTTCTAAAGAAGCATTTTTGAATACTAAATACATACATGATAACGATTTTTATCAATCACATTCATATGTAATTGAGTCTGGGTTGTCTTTAAATAAATATAGAGACATACTTTTACAGTCAACTCACATTGCAGGAACGAGGTTGTTTGGTAGAGTAATAAAAGAAAGCATTGCAAACGTAAGTGTCACATTCTCTAATACACAAGTACAGAGAATATACAGTAGCAATGGAGACATAATAGAAACGGTAAACACGTAATGGGAAAATTAGTAACAACAAATTTTAATTCACACAATGCAAAGCAATTTGTAGAGTCACTTGATGAGACTGCAAACAGTTTATATTATGTATTCATAGGAAAGCATGATCCGTTTACTGAAACAGGATTTAATGATAACACTCCTCCGACTCAAAACAATTCGCCAGAAAATGCTTTTTATCAACCATACAGGGACATGATATATGGTAAGCAGGTAACTACATCTGACATAAAACATATGATTGCAAACAATGAATGGTCAGCCAATACTGTGTATGCTCAGTATGATCATAGAGATGGCAATCTTAAAGATAAAAATTTCTTTGTGCATGTACAAGAAGCTAATAATGATTATAGTGTGTTTAAATGTTTAGGAAACAATAAGGGTACCCCATCAATTGACAAACCAACAGCGTCAGAGACATCAGCTAACGACGATATCTACATCACCACGACTGATCGATATCAATGGAAACTTATGTATGAGATACCTTTATCAACATACAACAAATTTGTTACATCTAAGAAAATACCACTTATAGAGGATTCCGTTATTACCTCTAATGCTGTATCAGGAGCTATAGACTTTGTAACAGTTAACAGTGGAGGCAGTAGATATAATAGTGTTGCAAATGGTGTTATAAAAGTTACTAACGTTGGTGGAAACTCTAGAATGATTGAGATAGAATCATTAGTGAGTGCTAACGTAACATACTCTCAAACGAACACTTTTGTAAGTGGTACATTTGGTATTGAAAGAGTTGATCTATTAGGAAAACATTCTAACGGAGATCTATTTGATAGCAACAATGCTCCCAACTTAATTAATAACATTGCTAATGCTGTAACAATTGAAGCAAACACATCACAGCTAAGAGTCGTAGACATTGCTGGAAACTTCTTTGGAAACACTGACGTCGTAGTAGTGAGAGGACAAACTACTAATGCTACTTCATTAATAACAGACTTAGTATCAGACACCTCTACTCTATCAGCTAATACAGATTTCTATAAAGGATCAACGTTTTACATTACCGCTGGATCAGGAGCAGGCGCTGCTGCATCAATAAGCGAATATATTGTCACAGGATCTGCAAGAAGAGTTTTACTTGCAAATGATCAAGGTTTTGCAAATACAACTGGCATGATTGTTGATACTACTTCAAGATTTGAAATAACACCATCAGTTACAATATCAGGTGATGGTTCAGGTGCTGAAGGTAGAGCAATTGTAAACACATCTATTGGAGCAATTGACACAATTGAAATTACAAAAAGAGGTCAAGGATACACTTTTGCTGATGCTACAATTATAGGAAACACTGGAATAGTAAGCAGCCTGCAAGCTAACAACGCAAACGTGACAGTCATTATTGGACCTAAAGGTGGCCATGGATCCGATCCAATTAATGAACTATACTCAGACACAGTAGGAATATCCGTAGACTTTGCAAACAGCGAAGGTGGAAACATTCCAGCTAACAATGACTTTAGACAGATAGGTATAGTAAAAGATCCTTTGTTTAGTAATTGTACAATAACTTTAGCTAACACATTAACCACAGATGGAGGAACTACTGGTGGCCAATCGTTCCAGGACGAAGAAGTGGTCATTCAAACTACAACTGGTGCGTTTGGTGTAGTCTCAACAAGAGCTACAGGTTCAATTAATTTATCTAATGTGTATGGTCAATTTGTAACATCTGCAGCAGGAAACACTACACATAGAATTGTTGGCCAGACTTCAAACACATCATCTACAATATCTGACTTTCAAACAAATGAGAGAAGCACGTCAAACTTTTCTACATTTGATCAAAGATTTAGATTGACTGGATTTGCTCAAACTACTACAGATGCAGCATTTTCAATAGATGAACCGGTTATTCAGGCAAGTACTAATGCGACAGGTATAGTACATAGCATAAATACTGGAGCAGGAGCAGCTGTGCTTACTATTACAAACAAAAAAGGTAATTGGTTAGCATCAGATGCTGTTAGTGGTACAGACTATACATTTGACGGAAGTTTAAGTGGAGGTGCAGGAACTTTTCAAGATACTGCTGGACCGGATATAGTACCAAACACTGGGGAGATTGTTTACTTAGAAAACGTTTCTCCAATAACAAGATCAGATGATCAAACAGAACGAATTAAACTAATGATTGAGTTTTAGAGGAACAAATGGGAATAGAAACAGACTTAAATGTAAATCCGTATTACGACGACTTTGATGAGACAAAAGATTATCATAGAGTGTTGTTTAAGCCAGCAGTGCCTCTGCAAGCTAGGGAACTGACTCAGTTACAAACTATACTTCAAAATCAGATTGAGAAGTTTGGACAGTTTAATTTAAAAGAAGGATCAATAGTAAAAGGATGTGGCTTTACATATACTAATGATATCAAGTATGCAAAGATACTAGACAAAACTTCTTCAGGCACAGACATAAACATTAACTTGTTTGGTGAAGGTGATTTCATAAGAGATAATTCAAACCTAGTATCAAGAATTGTTTCTACATCAGGTGGTTTAGAATCTCAAAACCCAGATCTAAACACATTATTCTTTAATTACATCAACACTGGAAATACAGCTAATAAAAAAGCATATGCACCAGCAGACGAAGTAGAAATATATCCTGCAAGCACTGGCATAACTAATGTAGTGTTCACAGGTATTCCTAACGATGTTTTTGTAACCAATACTGATTCTATATCAGTAACATCAAATTTAAAAGGGTCAGGTTTATCTGGTCATGTAGTTACTACAGACGGAACCAACCAATACTTATCAGCAAACATCACTGCCAATGGCACAGGATTCAGCGTTGATGATTTACCCTCAGCTACAATCGTAGCATCTAATGGTGGAGTGTTTACACAAGGCAACTCAACATCAAACACCATATATGATTTTGCTAATGCAATATCTAATGGACAGATAACAGTAGAAGTAACGCTTAATAAAAGCGGCAATGTTACAATAGCCAATACAGAGTTTCAAAATTCTAATGCAGAGTTTAACGTATTAGGAAGTGCCTTCCAGATGAAAGTACAAGATGGCGTCATTTTCCAAAAAGGTACCTTCCAACGTTTTGCAGAACAAAGTATTATTGTATCTAAGTATTCTAGCAGACCTAATGAAGTGTCTGTAGGTGTAACAACTCAAGAGTCATTTGTTAACAGTAGTATCGATACATCTTTACTTGACAACGCTTCTGGCTTTGCTAATGAAAATGCACCTGGTGCAGATAGATTAAAATTACAGCCAACACTGGTAGTAAACACTACTGCAGATGCTGTAACATCAAACAACTTCTTAAGACTAGTTGAGTTCCAATTTGGTTTACCAGTTAAGTTAAATACCAAAGCTCAGCTTTCTGGTCTAGGAGAAGTTATCGAACAAAGACTTTATGAGACAAGTGGAGACTATGTTATTGAACCGCTTGCTATTGGTACAGAAACAATAAGAGGTAACACTACTCACTTTTCAGTAGCTGTAGGTGCTGGTATAGGATATAATAAAGGTCAGCGTTTTGAGTTAATTAATACAAATAGAATCTCTCATCAAAAAGCTACAAAATCATTAAGCATACCAAATCAAGAAATTTCTATAAACTATGGCAACTATGTTGAAGTAGATGAGTATGCTGGACAGTTTGGAATAAAAACAAACGATAGAGTTCTTTTAATGGGTGCTGCATTTAACTCTGTAAGCGCAGCAAACGGATCAACTTACGATATATCATCAAACACTATTGCTGGATTTAATGATACAAATAAAACATTAACATATGCAGGTACGTCAGGCAATGTAGTGGGTTCTGCAAGAGTTAGAGCAATGGAAACATTGTCATCTGATACTTCTAAGAGCACTTCTAAATTTAATCTATACATTTACGATATACAAATGGAGCCAGGTAAATCATTTGTTAAGAATGCAAAGAGCTTATTCCATTATAGTGGCACAGAATATACAGGTACAAATTCACAAACAAATTTAACTCATAGAGGAATAGCTGACTTAGTTCTCAATTCTAGCGGTGAAGCTAAAATATTAGATCAACAAGCTCAAGACAGAGATATGGTATTCTCTGTTGGTCAGGTAGGAATTAAATCAATATCTAACAATGCAAGTTTTACTTTTGAAGATAGCACTGATGGTTCATTTGATGGTACTGGATCTGCAACATTTGAAAAAGACGGTACACAAAATTGGAACTTTGGAACAGCTGACACAACTTTAACAGAAGCCCAAGAAAATGATCTTTTATTAATTTCAAACACTACAATCGTTTCAACAACAGAAAATGATCCAAACACAATAACTGATGGAACAACAAAGATTACATCTGTAGATGTATCAGATATTTTTGAAGGCGATTACATTAGAGTAGCTAACTCATCAGCTAACGCTGGAATATTCCAAGTTGTTCAAAAAGGCGGTACTAATTTAATCGTCGACAGAAATGTTCCTGCTAGTTCTAATCAATCAATTAGTATAGCATATCCTAAAGGAAGAGCAATACCACTTAAAAATAGATCAACAGCTTCAGCAGCTTTATCAGGATCAGGACAAACATTAACTGTAAATCTTGGAAGAAATTTTGGTTCTAGCTGGACTGCTGACTTAATACATAAAACAAAAGAAACTAGTTCACCTGGTATAACAAAACAATATAAGACTTCAGAGACAGTAATATATCCAGCAAACAATGAAGCTAACACAGTCGGTCCATGGTCTCTAGGTATACCAGATGGCCATGAATTAGTATCAGTTTATGCTTCAGATAATACTATTGTTCAAGGAAGCAATGCCATAGCCAATGCAATAGCTAATGGAACAATGTCTGATAAGACACGAGAATTTGATTTGCTTAATGGCCAAAAAGGTTCTAAGTATGGATTATCTAAATTAAAATTAACTCCTGGTAGTACGTATACTATAAATTCAAGTGGAACTATAGCTGCTACATTTAGACATTTTGTAAACGATTCAGTCGGCGGATATGCATCATTTAGATCATATGCTGCTTTAATTGATGACACTCAAACATTATCTACTAAAATACAAACACAAGACATCCCAGTTTTAAAATCTGATATATCTGGTATTGATTATTCTTTAAGAGACTGCATTGATTTTAGACCATATGTTTCAGCTACAGGTACTGTAGAGGGTACTTTCTTAGATGCGGATGCATCTGTAAACCCATCTTCAGTAGAACAAATTTCTGGTAATACAATAACATCTTCTCCTAATAGATTGTGGAG